CATGAAAGTATAGGTGCAACTAAATTTTTAAGTTTAAATTCTACAGATGCTTCAGTTACTGCGTCAGATAGATTTAATGACACTTCTCCAACTTCAAGTGTTTTTAGTGTCGGCACTCATGCTGACACAAATGGTAGTAGTGCAACATACATAGCCTACTGCTTCGCAGAAAAAACTGGTTATAGCAAGTTTGGTTCTTATACTGGTAATGGTAATGCTGATGGAGCATTTGTTTATACTGGTTTTAAACCTGCGTTTGTTTTAAATAAAAGATATAGCAGCGCAGAAGGTTGGCATATATTTGATAATGTTAGAGATACATTTAATGCTGCTGCAGGTGCAGATGATGCTTTAAGACCTCATTTAAATAATGCTGAAATATCAAACTGGGGAGTAGGTTTTGATTTTTTATCTAATGGATTTAAAGCAAGAGCTACAGATGGTGCAATAAATCAAAATGGTGGTAGTTATATTTATATGGCATTTGGTCAATCTCTGGTAGGATCTAATAACATTCCAGCAACGGCGAGGTAGTCCGTGTATTTCGGTGCAACACCCTTTGCATCAGCCGCATTTTCAGATGTAGGCTTCAATCCTAATGCATTTGTATCTTTACAAGGTGTAAGGTTAAACGTAGCCGTTGGTAATTCTGTAATAGTAGGTAAAGCAGAAGTATCTGTAACAGGAGAAAGATTAAATATTGCTACAAGCAATCCTACAATAGTTGCAAAAGCAATTGTAGCTTTAACAGGTAACAGATTTAATGTAGCGAACGGTAACGCTCAAGCATCTATACCTATAGATGTACCAGTAACTGGAGAAGAATTTGATATTTCTGTAAATAGTGTAACTATAAAAGCAGGAGCTAAACCCACAATAACTGGTAATAGATACAATGTAGGAATAGGTAACACTACAGTAATAGGTAAGGCTAATGTTTCTGTAACAGGAAATAGATTAAATATATCATTAGGAAATGCAGTTGCAAAAGCTAATGCAATAGCTGTGGTTTCAGGCAATAGATTTAATATATCAACAACTGCTTTTGGAACTGGTAATTTTGATGTATTTGCAAAAGCTGTTATTCAGCCTTCTGGTGAAAAATTAAAAGTAGAGTCAAATGACGTTACTTTAAGAATGTGGGAGGCTGTTCCTACTAATGCAACTCAAACCTGGGTGGAGATACCGTAATGTTTTTTGGAGCAACACCTTTCGCGTCAACAACTTTTGCTGGAGTAGGCATTCAAAATGTAGTTGTTTTACCTAGTGGAAATAGGTTTAATATTAATGTAGGAAATACTTCAGTTAGTTTTGGAGCTAATGTAACGGGTCAAAGATTTAAACTTGCCACAGGTACCGTTTCTGTGATATCATGGAGTGAAATAGATCCAAATGCAACGGGAACGTGGATACCTATTGATCCACTTAACCCATAAGGAGAAATATGGCATCAAGTACATCAGATGATTTAAAATTAGAGTTAATTACCACAGGTGAGAAGTCTGGTACCTGGGGTACAATTACAAATACAAATTTACAAATATTAGAACAAGCGGCATCAGGTATTTTAATTATAGGAGTGTCATCTGGCACAGTAGCATTATCTTTAGCAAACCATGCTACAGCAACTGGTAAAAGTTTTTATTATAAATTAACTGGAACTCTATCTGGAAACGTAACAGTAACCATGCCAGATTCAGCGGAGAGAGTTTTTGTTGTAGAGGACGCTACAAATAGATCATCTAGTAGTTATACTGTAACAGTTAAAACTGTTTCGGGGACAGGGGTTACATTACCTGCTGGATCAGCGACGCTATTATTTTCTGATGGCACAGATATTACAGGGAAACTACAAACAAAAGGTTACTACACTGTTCCAGGTGCTTATACAGCTGTTAACGGTGATCAGTTATTAGTAGATACATCTGCAGGTGGTATTAATAGTTCTGTAACTATAACACTTCCATCCTCTCCAGCTATTGGAAATGAAGTTCATTTTATTGATAGTGGTAATAATTTAAATTCAAATAATTTAACTATTGCTCGAAACGGTTCAAACATTTTAGGTGCGGCTACCAATTTAGTTGTCAGTACAAATGGTGCAGCTTTTACTCTAGTATTTGTAAACGCAACTAGAGGCTGGGCTTATAAAACTAAAATATAGGAGATGAGACGTGGCTCTCATTGATTTTAAATTTCAAGCTGGAATTGATAAACAAAATACATCTGTTGGTGCAGAAAATAGATGGGTTGATTCTGACAATGTAAGATTTAGATATGGTCTACCTGAAAAAGTTGGTGGCTGGGCTTCACTTGTAACAGATACAATAGTGGGTGTAGCTAGAGCACAACATGCTTTTGTAGATTTAGATGGTAATAGATATGTAGCCATAGGAACAGATAAGTTTTTGTTGATATACTTTGAAGGAAAACTTCACGATATTACACCTTTAAAAACTACTCTAACCTCTGCAACCATTGCAACAACGAATGGATCACCAACTTGTACGATTACAAAAACTGCACACGGTTTATCTGCAGGAGATATAATACAATTAGATAATGTTACACTACCAGGTGGTACAGGATTTAGTAATTCAGACTTTGAAGATAAAAACTTTCAAGTAATAACAGTTCCAACAACAAGTACATTTACAATAACACAATCATCTAATGCAACTGCTACAGTATCAACTGGTGGTAGTTTAAGTATAAAGCCTTTTGAACCCGTTGGCCCAAGAGCGCAATCGTATGGTTATGGTTGGGGTATTGATACTTGGGGCACAGGTAACTGGGGAGAGGCTGCATCAGCTTCTGATATATCACTAGAGCCAGGTTTATGGTCATTAAGTAACTTTGGTGAAGTGTTAATTGCAACTATAGGAAATGGTAAAACATTTACATGGAACGCTGGAGCAGGTTCACCTTTGACAACAAGAGCATCAACTACAACATCAAATTTTCAAACTAATAATAATCCAACAGCAACTAGAATTACTTTAACATCACCAACTACTCGTCACTTAATTCATTTAGGTACAGAAACAACAATTGGTAATACAAGCACACAAGATGATATGTTTATAAGATTTTCTGACAGAGAAGCTATAAATGTTTACACACCAACAGCTACCAACACTGCAGGATCACAAAGACTACAAGATGGTACTAAAATTATATCTGCAATAAGATCTAAAGAAAATATATTGGTTTGGACAGATAACTCTCTATATCTTATGAAATTCGTAGGTGCTCCTTTTACTTTTGGATTTGAACAAGTTGGTACCAACTGTGGTATCATTGGTAAAAACGCTGTGATTCAAATAGATGGTGCTGCTTTTTGGATGAGCTCAAAAGGATTCTTTTTATACGATGGTACTGTTAAATCTTTACCGTGTTCTGTAGAGGATTTTGTTTATGATAATTTTGATACGACAAAAGGACAACAAGTATATGCAGGTTTAAATAATTTGTACACTGAAATAGTTTGGTATTACCCTTCGAATGGATCAGAGTATAATGATAAATACGTTGTTTATAATTATGGAGAAGGCACTTGGTATACAGGAACAGAAGCTAGAACAACATGGATAGATGCAACTGTTTATCAAAATCCTTTTGCAACTAAATATGATTCTAATTCAAGTGGTACATTTCCTGTAATTGTTGGAGAGTCAGGTCTAGGTCAAACAACCTATTTTGAACATGAAGTAGGAACTGATCAGGTAAATCCTGATGGTACAACAACAACTGTTACTTCTTTTATACAATCCTTTGACTTTGACATATCTAATCCACAGATGGGAGAAGGAGAGTTTTTCTTGGCAGTTAGAAGATTTATACCTGATTTTAAAAATTTATTAGGTAATGCAAAAGTTACTTTAGCTGTAAAAAGATTTCCTCAACAATCTCAATCTACAACATCATTAAGTCCCTTTACAATAACATCTACTACCAATAAAAAGGATACTCGTGCCAGAGGAAGATACGTAAACATTAAGATAGAGAATGATGCTGCTAGTGAGTCTTGGAGATTTGGCACATTTAAGATAGATATACAACCAGATGGAAGAAGATAATGGCTAAGATTATAGTAAGAGTACCAGAACCCAAACCTACATATGAGTTTTCTAACCAAAAACAAATAAATAGGTCTTTGGCTAGTATTGTAGAACAGCTAAATTCTACGTATTTAAACGAATTAAAAGAGGAGCAGGAGCGATTTACCTGGTTTTTAGGTGGCTAATATATATACAAACGTAAAAGCAGATTTGACAACTAACGGAAATACTAGTATTTTCACAGTACCGACGGCTACAACCGCTATTGTTAAGTCCTTTTTAGTATCTAATGATTCAATTTCGGCAGATCCTATAAAGGTTGAGATAGTAGATACGGCAGACGCTACTTATAACTTATTTAAAAGTCAGTCTATAGCTGCAAATTCTACTGTTGAATTACTAACAAATCCGTTAGTATTGACAGAAGGAGAACAGATAAAAGTACAAGCAACCACTGCAGACAGATTGCATGTTATTTTATCTATGTTACAATTGAATAGAGACTAAATTATGGCATTTAAAGAAGAAGGCTCAGTAAGATATGAAACTATAGATGGCAAAAAAGTACCTATAGTTGAATGTGAAGCTGAGATAGTTTTAAAAAATATAAAAACAAATAAAGAGTATGGTTCAGATAAAGAAGCAGAAGATGATATCAACGATCCAAACACTGATACAAAAGAAGAGGACATCACAAGATCTGTAAAAATAATGGTAGCAGATATACCTGCAATAGGCGCAGCATCTGATGAATAATCATGGCGATTAATAGAATGATGATGAAAAGACAAATGTACGAGGGCGGTGGCCTGGGGTTAGTTCCTAGAGAACAATATGGCCTTGGTAGCTTTCTTAAAAAAACTTTTAAAAAAATTACAAAACCTTTTGTAAAAATATCACAGAAATTAGTTCCAAAAGAAATAGCTAGACCTATGATGTTAGCTGCACCATTTCTTGGCCCAGCTGCTCCACTAATCTATGCAGCAGGTTCAGCAAAAGCAACAGGTGGAATAGATCCATTAAAGTTAGCATTGTCTGCAGCGCCATATGTAAAATTTGAAGGCATCAAACCAGTTGGTTACGGTGGATCTAGATTTGGAGTATTTGGTGGAAAAGAAATAGGATTTGGTAAAGCAACACAACCAACTTACATTGGAGATGAATTAGTAGATGCTGGTGGAGAATTGGTAGGTACAAGTGGTGCTGATTTGTTTGCAGAAGGAGCAAATAAAAAATTTGATTTTTTAGCTAAAGATGTGGACGGTGTTAAAAAAGCAGCTAGTATAAAAGATGTAGTTGGCGGAGTAGTTACAGATCCAGGAAACATAGTTTCAGCAGGAGTAAGTTTAACACAATACATAGATGCTAAAAAGAAGGAATTAGAAGATAAAGGTTTAGAGTTTACACAAGAAGATTATGATGCAGCTGTAAATGAATATTACACTCAATATCAACCTTTTTTTGAACAAGGTTTTGCAAAAGGTGGCATAGCACAGACTAGAGAAGAATATGGCAGTGGTGGCCCAAGTGGTAACAGATTAAAACAGTTATATACTTTAAGAGAAGAAGCCATGGAAAAAGGCGACGATGATAAGGTTATGGAATTAGATCAAGAGATAGGTTTAATACTTAAACAATATGCAAAAGGCGGTAGAGTCAAATTAGAAAGTGGTGGTGGACTTGGAAAACTTTTAGTTAATTCTGGATTATTTAACAAAGTGGCAGAAAAAACTCTTGGTAAAAAAGTTGGTGGTAAGAACTTAATGGCAGAAAAAATATTAGCAGGGCCAATTATACTTGGAGAAGAAGATACTTTAGAAGCAGATTTTCCTAATATGTCAAATGCAGAGATTATAGCAACAGCAGATTCTAATCCTTTCACTAAACGAGGTGTAGTTGTTCCGATGAAAAGACCAGAACAAACAGAAGAAAATACAATAGTTCCTTTAGACGAATTTGAAGGAAAAATTAGTAATGCAATACAAGGCATAAGAGGAGGTATGGATAAAGATCTTATGATTGAAATGTTAGAAAATCAAAGACAACTTTTAGGCATACCAGAAGATAAAGCTAAATTTGCAGTTCAAGATTACATGTCTCGTTTTATGAGAGGAATGAAATAATGTCAAAGAAAGTAAAACGTGTTAAACTTAGAGGTGGTAAGGATGCCTCTCAATCTGATTTTAGTCCATCAGGGCCAGGTGCAGTAACTTCAGATGCAGGATTTGAAAATGATAGCCCATCGCAAGTCACATCAATAAACATAAAAGATGCACCAACTATATTTGATATTAAAAAAACTGGTGATCCTTCTTTAAATCCTAAATCAAAAAATCAAAGAGATGATGACAGATTTTCTGGATACACTCCTCTAGCTGCTATTTTTAAACCTAGTATTTTTAAAAGAGCTAGTAATAAAGCTAAAAGTTTTGTAAATTTTGCAAAACCTTTTTTTGAAACAGCTATCCTTTTTGGTGCTCCAATTCCATCTAATGTAAGAAAAGGAATAGGATTATTTAGAACATTTAATACTGTTAAAAAAGCAATTCCAATTATAAAAGATAAATCTATTCAAGATGAATTAATATCAATCGTAGATACAGACACAGGGGGTATAAATCCAACGTACACAGATGGATTAAAAAATGTAACTATGTTAGATGATGGAAGAGAAGATTTTAGATTTGGTAGCCGTGGTTATCAAGGTAGCAGAGCAAGTGGTGTGCAAAGACCAGGCTTTAGTGCTCCCTCTAAACAAGGTCAAAGTCCAAGAGGATCTTCATCTAGTAGACCAAAAACCACAACTAAAAAAAGTAAGGGTGGTGGAGGATCCACTATAACTCAAACAGTAAAAGCATTAACAAATGTTCCAATACAATTTGGAAAGGCTTTTGTAGGTAATCTTAAAAGTCCAGGTTCAAAAGTAAGAGCCAAACTAACTCCTGCACAATTAGCTAGATTAAATGATATTATAGAAAGTAAAGGAACAGCATCAGGACAATTTGATTATAGTGATTATGGTAGTCCTACTAAAACATTTAGTGGTATTGGAGGTATGAGTCCTTTGGATGCTTCTTTAGCCACCACTATTGGAGCAGGAGGATTTACTACAAATCCAAAAACAGGTAAAGTTAATATTACAGGTGATACCTATGATTTTACACCAGGAGCTAGCTCTATTACTGATTTTATAAATAGAGGAGGAATTGCTGGCACTCAACCCGTGCAGGCTATTTTTAACTTTGGTCAAAAATTAGGTCAAAGAGTAAATCAAAAAGATGGCACAAACCCTAAAGAAATACCTATACGAAGCAATAAATATGGTGTAAAAGAGTTAGATTACAGGAAATCTGGAGGCTTTGTACCTGTTGGTATAAAAGAAAAAGCAGATGACGTCCCTGCCATGTTATCTAAAAATGAATTTGTCTTTACAGCTGACGCTGTCAGAGGCGCAGGAAATGGTAGCATTAACAAAGGCGCACAGAGAATGTATAATTTAATGAAAAATTTGGAGGCTAGAAAAGCATAATGTCTACAACTACACAGATAACTAGACCATCACCTTACGTAGAAGCATTTGGTAAATCACTTACAGAACAGGTTCTAAAAGAAATAGGTAAACCTATAGATACTAGTAAATTTGCACCACAAATAGTTAATGTAGATCCTTTTACACAACAAGCCATACAAAGAAGAGCAACAGCGGGTGGTCTTGGTCAAGTAACATTTGATCCTAAAACAGGTGCTGCAACAGGAGTTGGTGCTGGTACGGGGATCGCGGCTTATCAACCTTTTATAGACAAAGCCCAAGAAATGACAGGGCCTGATGCTTTCAAACAATTTTTATCACCATATCAACAAGAAGTAATAGACAAAACATTAGAAGGTTTTGATAGACAACAATCAATACAAAGAGGTCAAATAGGACAAGCTGCTATTGAATCAGGTGCCTTTGGCGGCGGTAGAGAAGGCGTTGCGTTAGGTGAGTTTGATAAAGAATCTTTATTTCAAAGAGCAGCTTTAGAAGCAGGTTTAAGACAATCAAATTTTCAACAAGCACAGGCTTTAGCATCACAAGGTTTTGAACAACAAACAAATTTAGCTCAAATGGTTCCAGGTTTAGAATCAGCAACAGCTGCAGAAATAGGTAGATTAGGTGGTGAAGGTTTTGCATTTAGACAAGCAATTCAAGATGCAGAGGCAGATGCTGCAAGAACAGCAGCTTTTGAACCTTTCCAAAGATTAGGTTTTGCACAAGACGTTTTATCTGCACAAT